ACGTGCCGTGGCTGGCCTCGCAGACCGATCTCCTCGGCCATGACTGGATGGTGATGGACGCGCAGGGCGCCGAGATCATGGAAGACTATCCGACGATCCCCTACACGCCGGGGACCGGCGCAGGACCACTGGGAAATCAATGACCAACGCACAATTCGACGCGCTCAACGAGCTGTTGAGAGCCTATTACGCCTTTGACGTGGCCAGCCATGGCCGCCAGCACGACAAGCCGCACATGGAGAAGCAGCGCAGCGAGCTGATGAAGTGCATTGCCGATGCCCGCCGCATCATGGTCGACGATACGTACGACGAGAAGCCCAGCGTTACCGAGTAGCCTCAGGTCCAGCCTGCGGCCGAGACCCTGATCCGCTCCCGCTTCTGGTAGGCGCGCTGTATTTTGCGTGTGTAGAGTGTTTGCAGCCCGGCGTTGAAACACAGGCAGACATACTGCAGGTCATCCATCAGGTCGGACCACGGATGCTTCTTCTCTGGCAACGGCTTCGTCTCGCCCGCCTTCGTCTTCGCGTACATGTACGCACCCTGAAGAGCACGAACTGTCTTCGGACACCGGCTGCCGTCAACGATAATCGCCGGCCCACCGTCGCGCTGCTGGAGCAGTATCGCCTCGACGGCGCGGACCCGAGCTTCGATGTCGTTGGTTGGGGCCGGGAACGCTGGGATGCCTAGCCGCTGCATGGTCTCGAAGGTGGTTTCCTCGTAGACCGAACTCTTGGCCCGGCCCGAGGGATCGCCGACGCAGGTCAGCATCTTGCCGAAGTAACGATCAGCCCACAGGCGTGGTTTTAGCGCTTTCGTGACATGCAGTTCTAAGCCAATATCCTCAGCTATCACTTCCTCCAGCACAAGAAGACGGCCCTTATGGTCGGGCTGGCAGATCAGCGAGCAGGGGTTCCTGCCAAAGTCCTGGCCAACGATAATGATCTGGCCGGGAACCGGATCCAGCCCGTCGACCACGTGAAAAGCGCGCTTGAAGCTCTTGAAAACAGCCGTGCCCGATGGGTCCTCGCCATACTCCGCATGAACATATCGCGACACCCAGGCCACATTGTTCGAGCGGGCGAGGCGGGCGTAGTACTCCCGCTGGCCAGGGAGGTTTTCTAGGTTCTCGGCGTTGGGCTCCATGCCGCCCGGCTGGACCCACAGCTGCCAGTCCGGTGGCAGGCTCTCGAATGCCTCCCACCATGGCGAGCCCAGAACCGGCATGTTAGTGTCCACGAGCAGCCCGAACCACGTCGGGCCGCCGTCGGCGGTTGACGGATAGCGTCCCAGGCGCCCGCAGACGGCGGGGACCAGATCGAGGTCGATCTCGATGCCCTCCGACATCCAGGCCCCGGTGAGCTGCATCGACAGGAGGCGCTTTTGGTCTTCGGGGTCTTCGAGGGGTATCAGGAATATCTCCGCGCGTACGTCCGCAAAGCGCAGAATTATCAGCTGCTCACTCACTTTGTACGTGACGATTGGCTTGAGCCACGTCAGCAGATCGAGGAGGACGGTCATTTTGAGCTGCTGCAAAGTCTGGCGGACAATTGCCCACCGTGTGTGTCTAATCCCGTCAGGACCTTTCTTCTGTTCGATGCTGCGGCGCAGTATTTCGAAGATGCAGCCCGTCGTCTTGCCGCTACCGACCGGGCCGGCGATGACCCTGACGAAGCTGTCGGAACGCATGAACCGCCCCACCGTGGGTGGAGCGGCGTATGAGATGATGCTCATGCGCCGTCATCCGGGTCGTGAAGGGGATCGAGCTGAAGATGCGGGCTGTCGCCCATGTCGCGCAGTACCGTGGTGACGGCGCCGATCAGCGGGATGATCGAGCCGAACTTCTGCCAGCCGAACTGGGCCGTTCCGTCGCGGCCCCAGGCGATCCAGCAGGCTGACTTGAACTCGCCGGCCCTGGCGCGCACCACCGCCTCCTCGAAGAATTGGGCCAGCTTCTCGTTTTCTTCCTGACGACCTTTCGACCGCTGAACCTGTAGGTTTATGGGATCCGCCATGATAAAGGTTCCTCCGCCGGCATGTGCCGGTAACCAGTGCGCAGACAGAGCGAACCTGTCGACGTTTCCCCGCTTGTAACCTCAGCCCGGTAAGGCCGGGCTTTCTTCTGGTAAGGGTTCTGCGTCGATAGTCACCGTCTTCGGTGGTTGCCCCTGCCCTGGATTGCCGAGATTAATCGAAATACTGACCGAGCCGCCGGCAGCGGCGCTGCCCAGCGCCTCGCGCTCGCCCAGCTCGCCCAGCCGCATCAGTGCCTTGAGGGCGTCGGTTCGCTGGGTCAGGGGGATCGATTTGTCGACGACGTCGGCGATAAAGCTGTCCAGCACCGCTTCGACGGCGGTCGCCGCTTTGACTTTTACGCGTTCCGCAGTACCACTGGCAGAGTTCCAGTCGACCACCATCTCGCGCAGCATACGTGCGAAGTTCGGATCGGCGAGAATGGTGTTAAACTGCTCCTGCGTCAGCGCGTATGTCTGGCGTATCTGGTCAGGTTCGTAGATGTCCTGAGCAAGGTCACGGGCCAGACGGCTGAGATTGATGACTGGCTGTAGAACGGCGTTTGTCGACATAAGGCGTAGTATACGGTGATTTGACTGGAGGTCCATCGATGGCTCCGCTCCCGGCAACTGCGTTGCCAAGGTCAGGCGGTATTCTGCGGGTTGTTTCTCCGCAGGAATTGACCACCGCCCAGGCACAAGCGGATGCTGAAGTTGCCAACCAGAACGACGCCTACGCACGAGGGACCCAGTGGGAAGACAGCCTGATCGGCTTCATCGAAGGCGAGTTCGCTCGCTTCTCTCGGCACCGGGATGGCGGTTCCGGGTGGACGGATCGGATCACCTCGGCGATGGAAGCCTTCAAGGGGCAATATCCACCCTCGAAGCTTGCCGAAATCCGAAAGTTCGGCGGCTCGGCGGTATATGCCCGTATCGTGGCGAACAAGTGCCGTGGTGCATCTTCCCTGTTGCGAGATGTCTACCTGAACACCGAGAAGCCGTGGGGACTGGAGGCGACGCCCGACCCGACCCTGCCGGACGAGCTGATCGGAGCGATTCAGGAACTGGTTAACGTCGAAGTCGAGAATGAGGCGCGGCTGTCGGGAATGCCGCCCCAGCCCGAACAGATCAGGGATCGCGTCACCCAGCTGTTCGCCGCCGCCAAGCAGGCGGCGATGAAGAAGGCCCGCGTCGAGGCCGACAGGGCGCAGGCGAAAGTCGACGATATCCTCGTCGAAGGCCGGTTCTACGAGGCGCTGGCCTCGTTCATCACCGATCTGCCGCTGTTTCCGTTCGCCTGCATCAAGGGGCCGATCGTCAAGATCGTGCCGCAGGTGACGTGGACACAGGGCAAGGCGGTGCTCGCTAACAAGCCGAAGATGTTCTGGAACCGGGTGTCGGCCTACGACATCTGGTGGACGCCGGGGGTGTCCAATATCGCCGATGCGGCGGTGATCGAGCGCTCCAGGGTATCGCGCGCCGATCTCAACCAGCTGATCGGGCTGCCGGGCTACAACGAAGAAAACATCCGGGCAGTACTCGAAGCGTACGGCAAGGGTGGCTACGTCGAGGCGACCGGCGCTTCCGAGGAGAGCCGCCGCGCCGACCTCGAAAGCCGGGAAAGTCCATCGATGAACGAGAGCGGTCTGATGGACCAGCTCGAATATCATGGCTACGTGCAGGGCAAGCTGCTGGCCGAATTCGGCCTCGACGGCATCGACGACCCGGATCGGGACTATTTCGTCGATTGCTACAAAATCGGCCGCTACGTCATCAAGTGCCAGCACGCGGCTTCTGTGAAGAAACGTCCTCCATACTACGTCACGTCGTTTGAAAAAGTCCCCGGAACGGTGGTCGGAAACGGTTTGCCGGATATCCTCGAAGATGTTGCCGACGTATCCAATGCGACGCTGCGTTCGCTCGTAAACAACATGTCTATCGCATCGGGGCCGCAGGTCGTCGTCAACGACGACCGTCTGGCCGCCAACGAAACTGGCGAAGAGATGTATCCTTGGAAACGCTGGCATGTCGAAAGCGATCCGATGGGCAACTCTGCGCTCGCGCCCGTGCAGTTTTTCAACGTCGAGAGCCACGCTCAGGAACTCATGGGCATCTACGAGAAGATGTCTCAGCTGGCTGACGAACTATCTGCGATCCCCCGATACATTACTGGTTCGGAGCGCCTGGGTGGTGCTGGTCGCACTGCCTCCGGTCTGGCTATGCTTATGGGCAATGCCGCAAAGATCCTCCAAACCGTCGCCGCCAACATCGACGGTGACATCATTGAGCCGTCGATCTCCGAACTCTACGACATGATCATGCTGACCGACACCACCGGGATGCTGCGGGGTGACGAGTCGATCAAGGTGCTGGGCGTCAATGTCGCCATCCAGCGCGAGACGCAGCGCCAGCGCCAGCTGGAGTTCCTGCAGATCACCGCTAATCCGATCGACATGCAGATCATGGGGCCAATGGGCCGCTCGTCGGTCTTGCGCGCCGTCTCGGAAGGCTTGGGCCTCCCCGGCGACGACATCGTTCCTCCAGAAGATGTCATCAAAGCGCAGACCGGCGGAGGTGGGCCACCCGGTGCCGGGCCTCCAGCACCGGGTGCGCCTCCAGCACCGGGCGCTCCTCCGGGCGGCGATCCGACCCAGGCAATACCCGGCACGCCGGGCAACGCGGCTCCAGCGCCCGCCGCTCCACAAGGGCCTCAAACCAATGTGGTGGGAAATGGCTAAAGCTACCTCGAAGAGCGCGGGCAAGTTCAAGGTCAAGGGTGGCTCCGGCCACATGCAGGGCTTTAAGCCGGTCGGTGCACAGGCAGCGGGCGTCACCGAGGTCGCAGGCTCGGGCGGCGGCAAGTCGCCGGGTGCCAAAATCACGGGCGGCGGCAAGGGCAAGATCGGCGGCAAGCAGGTCGGCGTGAAGGCGGTCAAGCCCGGCCAGACAGGCGTGCGCTGATGCCCCAGGTCGGTGGAACCTCCATTCCTGGCGTGGTGCTCATGGGGTCGGATGGTTCTATATCCGGCTCCCTGAGTGTCATGCCGACCCTGTCGATCGCCAACGGCGCGTCCCTGAGCCCTGGCGTCGATCTGGCGACCAACCACCTCACCGCGATCCAGATTCCGGCGGCGTGGACAGCGGCAGCCCTGACCTTCCAGGGGTCGTGGGACGGCAACACCTACGGCAACGTCTACGACGGCGTCACCGGGGCGGAGCTGACCATCGCCTCGGCGATCGTCCTCGCCAACGCGATGATCGTGCTCGATCCGGTCAAGTTCCGGGGCCTGCGGTTCATCAAAGTGCGCTCGGGCACGCAGGCTGCGCCGGTCAACCAAGCGGCGCAGCGTGACCTCAAGCTAACCGTGGTGGGGCGCTGATGGCACGCGCTCCGACACGGGTCACCAAGACCATGGGTCAGGGCGTTTCGCGCCGTGCCTATCAGGTGTCGCGCGGTCTCGGGATGACCGGGACCGGCGTTCCTGGCGGTACGCTCAAGAGCTACGCCATGCCTGAGACCTCTCCCGGCATCACCGGCACGGGTAAGCGATCGAGTCGCGTCTACACCAAGGCTGAGACGATGGGTGGGCCGATGAACATCGCCTACTCGGAGCGTGAGTTCAAAACACCGAACCTCGATGCGCTGAAAGCGATCGGCAACATGACGCCGCCAAAGAAGGGGATTTTCTGATGCCCGACGGGATCATTTCAGGAACCAAAGAAGGCGAAGCTGAGATGGCTGCCGCCAAGCAGGCTGGCACCTTCGATCAGCAGAAAGCTGCCAACGCGGCGATGAAACAATCCAACTACCCGCAGCTGAAGGGCGACGTTCCGCTGGTCAGTCCCGGCCCGAGGCCATTTCCGATGGGCAGGCCAGCCGACGTACCGGGAGCTGGCGTGGTGGCTGGTGCTCCACCGGTTGCCAGGAGGCCGGCGCTTGGATCATTCGGTGCTGGCGTCGCTTCAGGTATGGGCTTCGCAGGTGGCGCAGCGCCGCCGCAAGGATTGGCGCCTCGGACGCTGCCGCCCGCACCCGGCCGCATACCCAACACCATGCCGGGTTATGGCCAACCCGGCGCTACCCCAAGGACCGACGCCTGGGGCCGCGCCATGCAGCCCAGGATGGGCACGCCGTGGGGCGGAGGGAGGTTCCCGATCCGATGAAGAAACCGACGATTTCGACCTTCGGCAAGAAGTCCAAACTCCTGCCGACCAAGGCCGGGCTGAACCAGCTTGGCAAATCGAAGCGAACCCTTCTCGACTACTCGAAGCAGGTACCGACCAATCCGATCGACGATCAGTCGCCGCTGTTGATCAACCTGATGCGTAAATCGTGACTGGCGAGGGTGAGCTGATAGAGGTCGTCATGCGCCTCCGTGGGGCGGCGCCTGACGCTTGGGAGCAGTTTATCCTCGTGATGCGCAAGCTCGCGGCCATCAAGGCCACCGAGTTGGTAAGGGCCAACCACGAGAGCATCTACCAGATGCAGGGTCAGGCGCGAGCTTTCGAAGACATCGTCTCCATGCTGATTACTGCCCCACAAAAAGCCGCCAAGGCAAGGAACTAAGATATGGCTGCGACCGCAACCCATCAGACCAATCCGCACACGACCGCGCACACCAACCGCATTCCGCCGGCCATCCGCCGGCAGGCGGAGCGGGCCGACGCCCTGCAGCGTGAGGCAACTGGGCAGCCGCCTGAGCCGCCTGCGGAGGCCGCTGAGGCGGCAGTAACCGACGCCGGTTATCAGGCACCCCCGGCAGCCGCCGAGCCACCTCCTGCGCCGCCGCAGCCGCCGCCAGCGCCACCGCAGCAGGATGATCAGCTGCGCATGGTGCAGGGCCGGCTCGATGCCGAGCGCGAGGCCAACCAGAATATGCGCGGCCAGATCGCCTCGTTGGAGCGCATGGTGCGCGAGTTACAGGAGCAGCGCCGGCAGCCACCCCCCGAGACACCAGCGCCCTCTCCCCACCAGCGGCTGGTCACCCCAGAGGAGGAAGAGGACTACGGAGAAGAACTTCTGGCGGTGATGGGCAAGCGAGCCCGTGACGAGGTGGCCGGCGAGATCAACGCTCTCAAGGAAGAAATTAGGGGCCTCAAGGGTCAACTTGGGCAGGTCGGCACGCGCGTCGCGCAGCGTGACACCAACGACTTGTTCGCAGAACTACATCGTCAGATACCGGGCTGGATCGATCAGAATTCCGACCCGGAGTTCATCGGCTGGCTGCAGCAGGCAGAGCCGTTTTCGGGCATACGGAGGCACGATCTCCTGACAAAAGCTTTCGAGTTGCAGGACGCGCCCCGTGTGATAAAGTTCTTCCAAGGCTATCTAGATGAGGCTGCCGCTACCGGCCAACGTCCCCCGACCACGCTGACACCGTCCTCGGTAAACCCGACCAACGGCAAGGTGCCTCTGGAGACATTCGCCGCCCCCGGCAGAGCCGCCCCGGCGCCAGCATCCGCCCCGCCAGGACAGAAGCCAACGTACACGCGTGCCCAAATTGCCCAGTTCTTCACGGACAAGGCAGCCGGCAAGTGGCGTGGTCGCGAGGCAGAAGCGGCACAACACGAGGCGGACATCTTCCGTGCAGGGCCTGAGGGACGTGTGACCGGCTAACCCCCTTCACACTCAGAGGCTGTCATGGCATTCCCGGTTGCAGGAGCGGGCACCACCCCTCCTATATTTCCGACTGGCGCAACTACGCCGACCCCGGCTTATTCAGGTACCTTCATCCCCGAGATATGGTCGGGGAAGCTGATCGAAAAGTTCTACCAGAGCACCGTTCTGGCAGCGATCAGCAACACCGACTACGAAGGCGAGATCAAATCGAAGGGCGACAAGGTCCACATTCGGACCAAGCCCACGATCACCATCAAGGACTACCGCGCTGACGGTACCCTTGAGGTGGAGCGTCCGGCTTCGAACATCATCGACCTGCTCATCGACCAGGGCAAATACTTCAACCTGATCCTCGATGACGTGTACGAGGTGCAGTCCGACATCAACATGATGAACATGTGGTCGGACGACGCTGCCCAGCAGTTCAAGATCGTCATCGACCGGCAGGTTCTGCTCTCGATGATCGGCAAGGCTGCCACGAAGAACCGTGGTACCGCCGCTGGTCAGATTTCCGGCAACATCAATCTTGGTGTCACCGGTACGCCGCTGCAGGTGGTGCCGCGTAACCCCGCTGCCGGAAAGGTCGAGATCATCGACCTGATCGTCAATCTCGGCCTAGTGCTTGACGAGCAGAACATTCCAGAGCAGGGGAGATGGATAGTCGTCCCAGCTTGGTTGGGTGCCCAGATCAAGCAGTCCGAGCTGCGTGACGCCTCCCTCACCGGAGACGGCACCTCGATCCTGCGCAACGGTCGCCTTGGCATGGTCGATCGTTTCACGATCTACGTTTCCAACCTCCTGCCAACCGGCGTCGCCGCTGGTCTCGCAGCCGGTGAGTGGGTCGTATTCGCGGGTACCAGCCATGCCCTCACCTTCGCTTCGCAGATCAACAAGGTCGAGACTATGCGCTCCGAGCATACCTTTGGCCAGTTGCTGCGCGGTCTGCAGGTGTATGGTTTCGCCGTGCTCGACGGCACCGCGCTTGCTCAGGCAATCGTGACGCCGGGCTGATCCATGGCCACGCTGGATACGGTCAGCGACTACGTGACGGAGGCGAGGGTCCTGCTGCAGGACACCGTCGTGCCCTACCGTTACCCGGACGCTGACCTAGTCCGCGCGCTCAATATCGGCTTGCAGGAGGCTTACCGAATGCGAGCCGATCTCTTTCTCTCGGCTCTCGATTTCACCATCCCGAACGTGACGACCCTGTCCGACCCTGTGCCGATGGAGATGGGGTACCGGCAGGCGTTCATCTACTACATGGTCGGGCGGGCTCAGTTGCGCGATCAGGAGGACACGACCGACCAGCGGGCTGGAGCACTGCTCCAGAAGTTCGCTGCTCAGATGCTCGTACTGGCTTCGTGAGGAAACTCCATGAGCGACATGGATCTGATGGACAGGATCCTCGCGACGGCCAGGATGCGCGTCCCCGGCGTCACCCAGGAACTCCTCAAGCTTGAGCTGTTCAACACCATCGACGAGTTCTTCCGGCAGACCAATGCGTGGCGCTGGGAGACGGTTATCCCGCTGATCTCGGGCACGCAGCAATACCCGATGTACCCGCCCAACGGCTCCGACATGGTGCAGGTGATGGGCGTTTCCTACAAAGGACGTCCGGTGCCGTCGGTTACCGACAGCGGCCAGGGCAGCGTCGTGCGAACGCGCGGACGCATCATCGGCTTCCCCGATCCGCCCAGCTACGACACGCTGTTCGAACCCGATGTGATCAACTCGCCCGGTGGCGTGTTCTCCTATTCGATCTTCTTCCCGAGCTACATCGAGCTGGACATTCCGCCCAGTGCCGATGCGGCGACGGCGCCGATCACCGTGCTGATGGCGCTGACCCTGAACTATCAGGTGCTGGAGGACGAGGCCAACGAGTGGCCGCTGGAAGAGTGGATGTATTCCACCTTCCACGAGGCATGGATCGATGGGCTGCAGGGTCGGATGTTCAGCCAAGTGTCGAAGCCGTGGTCGAATACGCAGATGGCCCAGTACCACATGAAGCGCTTCCGCAAGTTCATGGGCCGGGCCAAGCAGATGGCCGAAAAGGGATACGTATTCAACAAGCCCACCTGGAGATTTCCTCAGTGGGCGTGATCAACGAACTCTACGACGATGCGCGCGAGCGCCTGCTAAACGCCCAGCTCAACTGGCCGACGCTCAGCTTTCGTATGCTCGCCTACACGGGAAACCCCGACACTAGCTTCAATGCCTCGCATTTGACCCAGGCTAATCTCGGCACGCCCTACGCCGTGTCGCAGCTGTTGCTCAACCCGATCACTGGGGTAGGTGGCTATGCGCGCTCCTCGGCGGCGCTGTTCACCGCTATTCCGATCGGCACCGACGTGACCTTCTTCGTGCTGGCGCAGGACAACGCGACGCCGACGGCACGCCGCCTGATCGCCTATCTCAGCGAGCTTTCCATGCTGCCGTTCACGCCGAATGGCGGTGACTATCTCGTCAAGCCCGACTGGTTGTTCAGCCAAGGATGGTTCCGCGCATGACCGGCGTGCCCTCATATCGCGTCGAGAGCGCGCCTTGGTCGGAGCCGCCGGATTACCCGGATTTTCGTCCCTACGAGCCGCATCCATGGTTGCCGGCTGGCGTCAACAGCACGGCTGTCGCTCTCGACGAGCTGAACGGCATGGGCCTGAACTGGACGCGCTCCTACGATATTTTCGACGACATCGTGCTGGCTCGCCCCACGGTGATGACCGGACCCAACAATTTCGACCCCGCCATGCCCGGCGAGGTGGGGCAGACGATCGATGCGTGGGTGGTGCGCGAGAAGCGCACGATCATGCTGCAGCGTGATTTTTCCAAGACCAAGGCGGCCGGCTGGCGCGGGCATAGGAGCACGCCATGAGCAATCTGCGCGCGTTCTACCAGACCCCTCTGGAGCGCAAGCGCTACACGGTCAGCTACGCTCGCTGGATGGACGAGGGTGAGACGCTGTTCGATCACGCCATCGTCATCTCGCCGGGCACGACACCGTCGCTCAGCGCTGAGGACGCCTTCACTTCCAACGGAGACACTGAGATCACCTTCTTCGTCAGCGGCGGCCTCAGCGGGCAGATCTACGACATCCGCCTGATCGCCACGACGAGCGAAGGGCAGATCAAGGAAGATGTGCGCCAGATGGCGGTGTACTGATGCCTTACCAGTTCACCAACAACGCCACCTCGATCCTGCGCCAGGACACCCCGGCAGCCTCGACCACGATCACCCTACCCTCGGGCGAGGGAGCGCGCTTTCCGCAGCCGACCGGCGCCTACAATTTCATGGTGACGTTGGAGGATCGGCGCACCGGACAGATTGAGATCTGCAAGTGCACGGCGCGCACCGCCGACGTTCTCACCGTCACCCGTGCCCAGGAAGGCACCACGGCGCAGCTCTTCGTCGCTGGAGCGACGGTGTCCAACCGAGTGACGGCACAACAGCTCGTCGATCTGCAGGCGGCGTCGCTCGGTGTGCCGGAGGCTCCGGTCAACGCCAACCAGTACGCTCGCCAGAACGCGGCGTGGACCATCGTCAACTGGGCCAACCTCGCCGGTAAGCCGACGACCTTCACGCCGATCGCGCACACTCACCCGATCAGCGAGGTCACCGGCCTCCAGGCAGCGCTGGATGCCGAATCATCGGCGCGAGCGTCCGCTGACACGACGCTGACCAATAACCTCGCAGCTGAGACGACCAGCCGCACCAACAACGACACGACGCTCACCAACAATCTCAATTCCGAGATCACCAACCGCACCAACGCCGACACCACACTCACGACCAACCTCAACTCCGAGATCTCCAACCGCACCAACGCCGACGCGGCTCTCCAGACTGATATCAACACTCGCGCCACCACCACGGCGCTCAATACCGAGATCACCAACCGCGTCGCCGACGTGGATGCGGAGGAAGCGGCGCGCACCGCTGCTGACAATCTGCGGGTGCTCAAGGCTGGCGACACCATGACTGGGGCGTTGGTGCTGCCGGGAGACCCCACGGCGGCGCTGCAAGCGGCCACCAAGCAGTATGTCGACAACCCCCCGACGGCGTTCGCCCATCGCTCCGGTTCCGGCACCGTCACCATCACCCCCGCCGCTGCATGGCAGAAGCTCAACCTTGGCACGATTTCGAGCGGCATCAACGTCGGCGGCTGGACCATTTCGGGTGGCAATCTGATCGTGCCGAAGACTGGCGTCTACATGCTCGGCGTTTCGGCGGGTATCCAGGCTGTGGCGGCGACGGCAACCGCCATGCTGGTCGGTGTGGGCATTAATTCGGTCGCAGTTCCCGCCTTCCAACAGCGCATTCAGAACCCGGCTGCAACTGGCACCTGGGTCATGAACGCGCAGCGGCCGGTCTCTCTCACTGCTGGCGACGCGCTGTCTCTGCTCGTCTTCAACTCTGTCGGCACAACGAACACCGTCACGGACAGCAACGACAGCACCTTCCTCTGGGCCACGTTTCTAACCGCCTGAAAGGGTACCGCCATGGATCTCGTGAATCTTCTCGTGATGGTGGGGGTTGCCGTCATCGTCATCTGCGTCGTCTGGTGGCTGCTGTCCCAGGTTCCGCTTGACCCCATGATGCGCAAGGTGATCACCATCGCGGCGGTCGTCATCGTGGCGATCCTGTGCATCTACTTCCTCCTTTCACTGACCGGTAGAGGGTCGATGAGAGTGGGAGAACTCATGTTCGAAAGCGGGGCGATCCTGCTCTGCTAATTCATGGAGGGATGAAAATGGCTTCGTATGATACGTGGACGAAGACTAAGGACGACATCACGGTCACGGTGTCGAAGGCCAAGGACCAGACCGCAGGTGGGCGTCTGAAGGCGTTCCTTGAGTGGCTGTCCGAGAACATTGTCGATCCCGGCTACGGCGTCGGCAGCGAGCGTCCTTCGCATCCGATCGCGCCCGGCGGCCAGCCGCCGAAGCCCGACCAGGGCCTTCCCGGCCAGCCGCCGAAGCCGGACCAGGGCCTGCCTCCGAGTGGTAGCGGCCAGCCGCCGAAGCCCGACCAGGGTCTTCCCCCGAGTGGTAGTGGTGGCAAGCCTGACCAGGGCCTTCCGGGCTCGCAGCCGGGTGTCGATAACTCCCTGCCGAAGGAGCACATCGACGAGATCGTCAAGCTCATTCTCGGCAAGTGCATGAGCTGCGAAGTGGCGCAGCCGAAGTAAGGATACGACGATGGGCGTTCCGTCAGCAGCAGCACCTCCAGTCGGCACGGTCGGCGTTGGCGAGCTGCTGGCGGATGCTCAGAGCCGCACGATCTGGCTCGGCGTGCCGGGTTCAATCGATCCGGCACAGTCGCTGCTTTGTTCCGACATTGTCGGTCTGCAGCAGGATATCGCCGCCAACCTCGTCACGGCGAAAGCCTACACGGACACTGGTCTGGCGGGGAAATCCAACGTCGGTCATCACCATGCGATCAGCGACGTCGATGGGCTGGAGGCGGCGCTTGGATCAGGTTCTAGCTCTCTCCCTAC